CCTAAGTACTGCACTGAGCTACAATAAAGTTCAAGGTCAACGCCTAAGTGCCATCAAGTCAGCTGGTGAAAACGGCTTTGACGGCGTTAGCGCAATCAACCAAATCAATTTGAAGTCTCTGATCTTTGTTAACAAAGACCTAGATGACGCTTCTTGGACTGTGAACGGCACAACTGTGCCTACAATCAATCGCAGAAACGCTTGGCAAATTAGTTTGAGCAACGACACTGACCCAATCGTCACGTTGAATCCATTGTTGCAGGCATTTACGATTGGATCTTTGCAAAAAGTGTTTGTGCGTAGCGGTCTGTCTCGTGCAGAGTTTACGTACTATCTTGCTCCTGATTACTTACAATTGAACTTGTTCAATCAAATGCCAGATATTACTGCGCCTTTGACTACTCTTTACTATCAAGATAACTCTAACGCAGCAATGGTTGGACCATTCAGTTTACTTGTGGCAACTAACAGCGTAATAGATGTTGAAAACACTATTTTGGGCGCCAATGGATACAAAAGTCCAAATGGTGTAACATTTACCAATGGTCTCAAAATCACATTTGACGATACTGCAACTCCAGCAGCATATCAAAATAACACATACTATGTAGAAGGTGTGGGCGAATCAATCAGATTGATTGATGTGACAACATTGATTAATCCAGAAGCATTCGCAGCCAACGGGTTGGGCACACAGGATTATATCACTATCAACCGTTCAAGCATTGACTTGAACCCTTGGTCTCGTAGTAATCGTTGGTTCCACGTTGACGTTATTAACGCAGCAGCGGCCTACAACAATACAACAGCAGTATTTGATCAAAACTTACGTGCAAGTCGTCCGATCATTGAGTTTGAAGCAGACACACAACTATTCAACTATGGTCGTGTTGCGATTCCTCCCATCGATCTGATTAACTTTGATATTACAGACAGCAGAAACGCCATCGAGTTGCAGAACTATGGTGTACACGTAGATGGTGTCAAACTAGAGCAGGGTATGCGCATCGTATTTGCCAACGACTTTGACCCCACAGTCAGAGGCAAAATATTCGAAGTCAATGTAGTTTACATTGCATCTTTGGGTAACAATGTAATTAACTTGGTACCGTCAACAGAAACAGTTGTTGCAAATAACAATATTGTTGTGCTCTCTGGCCCATACCAAGGCGTACAATACTACTACAATGGCTCAAACTGGATACAAGGTCAAGAGAAAACTCAGCTAAATCAGGCTCCTTTGTTTGATGTTTTTGACGCATCTGGGGTTAGTATCTCAACATACACTAACAGTACTTTTGCTGGTACAAAGATTTTCTCTTATACTCCTAATACAAAAACAGGAGCAGTAGCAGATCCAATATTGGGTTTCCCGCTAACCTACAGAAACTTTAATCAGATTGGTGACATTCAATTTGATAACAACTTTGACACAGATACATTCACTTATGTAGACGGTAACGGAACTACACAAAGCGGCATTGATATTAACAGTGTCGGCTGGCTACAAAAGAACAAAGATATTTCAACTACTGTAATCAAAAACAGCTGGAATACCAATGTTGAAAAAGAAAAGCAGTTCCAAGTTATCAGCGGTATCTATGATGGTAAGAACAGCTACTTTAAAATTGACTTGGCTGCAAGCACAGAAGCTACAGTCCCTTATTTCAGAGTATACAAAAATGCTATACAAATTACTGGATGGGAAACTGTAACAGTTGGGGTGTTGAACTATGTTCACATCACAGACTCTGCGTTGACTACTGGTGACCAGATTGATATTTTGATTTATAACAGCAGTCAGGTCAGTCAGCTTGGCTACTACGAAGTTCCAAAGAACTTGGACTATAACAGTGAGAACAAAAACTTCAACACTCTGACACTGGGTCAGCTACGTAATCACATCAGCACTATGGTTGCTAACAGCAATCAGGTTACTGGTAGTTTCCCAGGTGCTAGTAACTTACGTGACCTGAACATCAAGGGTAAGGGCGGTAGTATTTTACAACACGCAAGTCCTGTGTTGTACAGCGCATTGTTCTTGGTTGACGAGAACGCAAACTTCATCAAAGGCCTAGACCTAGCTCGTAGAGAATACAGCAAACTCAAGAACAAGATTGTTGAATTGAGTATGCGCACCAGCGGTTTGGACTTCACAAACATTCCAGCACTGCTTGATACATTACTAAAAAATATCAACGCTGTGAAAAACAAGTCGTTTGCTTGGTACTACAGCGACATGGTACCCTACGGTGATACCAAAAACACAATCAACTACACAGTAGAGAGTGCAGAGATTGTTGACTATGAAATTAGCAGCATTTTCAGTGACACAACTTTGAGCAATCAGGCTGTGCTAGTCTACTTGAACAATGTACAGTTGGTCAAGGGTCAAGATTATGTGTTTGATACAAATCGTGCGGGTGTAACAATCACTGCCCCATTGACTATTGGTGACAGTATTACAATCTACGAATACAGTGACACTGACGGTAACTATATTCCAGAAACTCCCAGCAAGTTGGGCTTGTATCCAAAATTCACCCCAACAAAATACTACGATACTACTTACGCTACTCCTATCTATGTGATACAGGGTCACGATGGTAGCATCACACCTGCATTTGGCGACTTTAGAGATGACTTGTTGTTAGAGTTTGAAAAACGTGTTTACAACAACATCAAAGTCAATCAGGCTAAAAACATTCTTGATATCTATGATTACTTGCCAGGCAAGTTCAGAACCACAGAGTACAGCAACAGTGAATTTACTCAGTTGCTTACAGATAGTTTCTTGACTTGGGTAGGCTCTAATCGTGTTGATTACATCACAAACTCTACTTTTGTTTCCAGCAATGAATTTACTTGGAACTATGGTAAGTTTGTTGACACAGTTAACGGTGCTAAATTGCCGGGCTACTGGAGAGCCATCTACAAATACTTCTATGACACAGACCGCCCACATACTAATCCTTGGGAAATGATCGGTCTTACTGAGCAGCCCAGCTGGTGGGAAGCACGTTATGGTTCTGCACCATACACTGGCGGTAACATGGTTCTTTGGGACGATATGGCTGCGGGTATTGTGTGGAACGGTGGTAGCCCCTATGTCGATCAACGCTTTGTTCGTCCTGGCTTACAAAAAATTATTCCAGTAGACTACACTGGTGTTCTACTAGCACCAGCAGACATTCTGGTCAAAACATTCAATCAACGTGATGCCAGCGGTGATTTCAAAATTGGTGACCAAGGCCCAGTTGAAACAGCTTGGAGACGCAGCAGCGATTTTCCATTCGCATTCCAACAGGCATTGGCTTTGGCTAAACCAGCATTCTATTTTGGTACATTGATGGACATCGGTGGCTACTATTACAATGCTGATCTGGGTCAGGCCATCTTTGACGAAACTCTGCAACGTGTCAGCCCATTAGATGTTGATATCAACGGTGTAGTGGACGCAGACTATGAGGGCTACGAAATTGCTCGTGGCGCTGGATACTTAAACTGGATCGCAGACTACCTACGCAGCCAGGGCATTGACCCAAGCACCAAGTTGAACGGCTATTTGGAAAACGTTTCTATTCAGCTTGCATACAAAATGGCAGGTTTTACTGACCAGAGCTTTATACAAGTTATTGCTGAACAAAGTAGTCCAACAAGTAAAAACAACGGCGTTGTAATTCCTAACGAGAGTTACAGCATTGAGTTATACAAATCTACTCCTGTCAGCACTGTTACTTACAGTGCAGTTATTGTAGAGAGAACTGGCAATGGATACACAGTAAGCGGCTATGATAACACAGCGCCCTACTTTACAATTATCCCAAGTCTGGCAAATAACAAGAGCTATAGCATACCAGTGTTAGAAGACTCTGCGGTAATCTATCAGGATTATCAAAAATACAAAGTAACTATCCCTTATGGTTACGAGTTCACTACTCGTCAACAAGTTGTAGACTTCTTGGTCAGCTATCAACGTTACTTGCGTGGTGTTGGCTTCAAATTCACAGACTCTGATCCAGATTTGGGCACTCAACGTGATTGGTTATTGAGCGTCAAAGAATTTATGACTTGGGCACAGCAGGGCTGGGGTTCGAGCAGCGTTATTGTTCTTAGCCCAGTATTGAATCATTTGACCTTGTTCACAAAATCCGGTGTCGTGGATCAAATCCTAAATCAAGTCAATGAAAGTTGTGTGCTTGACACTGGCTATAATATCATCAAATATAGTCAGATGAGTGTTAACAGACAAAACACAGCTACGGGCAATACATGTAATCTTACACTGAATGCTGGTCAAACACTGGGCTTGGCTAAACTAAGTCTGGTTGAATTTGAACACGTGATGATCTTTGACAACGAAGACATTTTCAATGACGTTATCTATGTGCCAGAACTTGGCAACAGACAGTATCGTCTGAAACTTGTTGGTAAGAAAACTGGTTCTTGGACTGGTGCTATGAATCCTCCTGGATTCGTATTCAACAACACCACAGTGGATGCTTGGCAACAGGGCACTGACTACTTGATGGGCACAATCGTCAAGTATAAGAGCAATAACTACACAGCCTTGCAAGACATTCCTGCGGCAACAACATTTGACTTTACTAAGTGGGCACAGCTTACAACGCAAGAACTTAAAACAGGCCTGTTGCCTAACTTTAGCTACAACGCAGAAAAATTCAACAGATTCAATGACGTTGATAATCCAGAGTTGTTGGGCGATTTCCACTTGTACAGTGACAGCGCAATTGGTTTCCAACCACGTCAATATCTGACAGAATTTGGTATTGATGAAGTAACACAGGCCAAGTTCTATCAAGGCTATATTCGTCAAAAAGGTACAATGAATGCCATCAACGCATTTACTGCTACTGGTGTAAACGGTGTTACCAGCGATATTAATGTCTATGAAGAATGGGCTATGCGTGTTGGTGAATACGGTGCGCTTGACAATAATCGCAGCGTTGACCTAATCTTAACTGAAGGCACATTCAACGGTGATCCAGTTACATTCACTCTATTGCCAAATAATGGATCTAGCATCACTGGTATCATTGGTGTACAGCCAAATCAGTTGTACAAGACTGAGGGTGACTATACTCCAAACATCTACGTAAATCGTGATGCAAGCAGTAACTACAAGAATGACATCCAAACTGCTGGCTATGTCAACATCAATGACGTAGACGCTACTGTATTTGACCTGACAGCAAACATTGCTGACCTAAGCGCAAATATCGATAGCTTTGGCATTGGATCTACTGTCTGGAGCGCAAAAGATTTAACAGGTAACTGGAACGTTTATCGTGTAAACGAAACTGATGTAAACGTTATACAGGTCAAATACTCTGTTGACAACATTGGCGTAGTTACAACCAACAAACCACACGGTGTTGCCTACGGCGATATTGTTGCTGTACAAAGTTTTGATGTTCGTGTAAACGCTTTCTATCGTGTCTACAATGTTGTGGATGCGTACAATTTTAGCGTAGTATTCTACGGACAAGCAGCAGATCAGGTCAAGCAAGCAATCACTATTGCTGGAACTGGTACACTGTACAAGCTACAAAGTGTTCGTATTCAAAATGCCACAGACCTAAACACCATTACTCCGCCACACGGTTGGATAGACAACGACAAGTTATGGGTAGACAACGATGCACAGACAAATGGTTGGGTAGTATACAACAAATCTAGCCCATGGTCTGGTAACGTCAGCATCTTTAACACAAGTATGCAACTAGATGCCAACAGCTATGCCACTGGTACTGGTTTTGGTACAGTCAGCACAATCAGCGCCAACGGTGCATTTGCAGCAGCAAGTAGCCCTTTACTAAACACAGGCAATGTATACGCATTTGTATCAAACGTTGCAAACAACCACACATTTACATTGGTTGCTAATATTGGACAACACAACGGTGGCACTAAGTTTGGTGCAAGTTTAGATACAGCAGGCAACTTGTTGTATATTGGTAACCCAGGTGACGGTGCAACACAATATGGTCGTGTACACATACATCAGTTCAATGGCAATGCCAGCTTCCCATGGATACAAACACTGTCCAGCCCAAGTTCTAGCAACGTGGGTGACTTGTATGGTGCAAGCATCAGTGCTAGTGCTGACGGCGTTTGGTTATATGTTGCAGCTCCAAATGCAGGTAACGTATACGTCTATC